ATAGTAGACTGGAAAGCCGCCGTGCGGACCTGGGAAGCCCGCCGAAGGGCGGAACAGCCAGCCACTACGGAGACATACCGCCCACGGGCCTACCACCTGGAGCGGGACGAGGATGGGCAGGAGGTTGTGGTCTATGACGATTGACGCGCTGGAGGCGGAGAGTGCGGTATGCGGCTCTATCCTGCTGGACGACGCCTGCCTGCCCGAGGTGCTGGAGCACCTGACAGAGGCGGATTTCGTGCTGGAGGCGAACCGGGCGATTTTTCGGGCGGCGGTTGAGCTTTACCGGCGCGAGGAGCCGGTAGATCCTGTGAGCATCCGGGCGGAGGCCAGGGGTGCAGTCAGCGACGCCTACATGCTGGAGCTGATGCAGGCCACCAACACGGCGGCCAACGCCGGGATTTACGCGGAAGAGACCCGGCGGGCGTCCATGCGGCGGAGCTTGGTAGCCCTAGGCCAGGAGCTGGAGCAGCGTGCGTCTACCCTGGAGGGAACCCCTAGGGAGCTGATTTCCGCCGCACAGCGAGAGCTGGAGGCCATTGAGGCTCAGGACACCGCAAGGGAACTGGCTACCTCCGGGGATACTTTGCTGGCCTATTACCGGCACCGGGAGCGGGTGGATGCCGGTTCCGGCGGCTACGTCCCTACGGGCTACCGGAGCTTAGACCGATTGCTGGGCGGCGGCCTGTTGAACAGCGGATTTTATATTCTGGCCGCCCGGCCCGGTATGGGCAAGACCACCTTCGGGCTGGCCGTGGCGGATCAGGTAGCCAAACAGAATGGGCCAGTGCTCTTCGTGTCCCTGGAAATGGATGAGGAGCAGTTAGCCGCCAAGCGGCTGGCGCGGGCCGCCGGGATTGCCTACGATGCCCTTATGATGGGCAATCTTGGGGACGAAGAGCGAGCCCGCGCGGCGGAGTGGAGCTCGAAGGTGTCCCAGATACCTGTCTACACAAATCGCAAGCCCCGTGCCACCGTGGACGATATTGCCAACATGGCCCGAAAGGTTAAGGGGCTCAAGCTGCTGGTGGTGGACTATTTCGGGCTGATCCGGACAGAGGAGCGGGCTAAAAACCGCTATGAGGCTATGACCGAGGTGTCCGGGCAGCTCAAGACGTTGGCACGGAAGCTCAAAGTCCCGCTGCTCTGCCTGGCGCAGATCAACCGGGAGAACGCACAGCGGCAGGACAAGCGTCCCCAGCTCTCCGACCTGCGGGACACCGGGGCACTGGAGCAGGATGCGGATGGCGTAATCTTTTTACACTGCAACAGCTATTACAACCAGGAGCGGCCCGACCCGTGGGAGCCCGACTATATGCAAATTATTTTGGCGAAAAACCGGCACGCCAGTACCGGAACATGTGACGCGGCGTTCTATCGGGCGGTGGGGCGGATTATACCAGCGAGGTGATATCAGTGACAGACGAAAAGGCGGCGGATGTTTTGTCCGCCCTGAGAGACAAACATCGCGCCATTATGGAGACCGGATCCGAACTGGCTCAGGTGCATGGCCAGATTGTGGAAGCCCTGAACTGGGCGCTGGAGATACTTAGACATGGGAACGATTCGGTTTGATATACCATACCCGCCCACGAAGAAGGGCAAGTCGGCCTTCTGCCGCCGGTTTGGGCTGAACGCCTACTACTCCGGCAAGCACTGGGCGCAGCGGAAGAAGGACGCCGACGAGCTCCATGCGCTGACCCTGGCCGCGCTGAAACAGGCTCGTGTGAGGCGCGGGATGGTACGTGGGCCGGTCTCCATCACCTTTGCATGGGACGACGGGCTGGACATTGACAACCACGCCGCCATTGCAAAAGCCGTGGTGGACGCGCTCAAGGGATACCTGTTGCCGGACGACGATCACCGCTGGTATAGGCAGGTCATACATAGGCTTTGGGACGGAGGATGTATCCGGGTGGAGGTGACCGAGCTGTGATAACCTCAGACCCCTACGGCATCAGCGGAGCGGTGGCACCCTGGCGCAGCCTGGACGCGATGGAGCCGATCGTGGAACGCAATATTACGGAGCGGGACGCGGAGGAGGCGGCAATCTGTGGACAGTGCCCGCTGCCGGACTGTAACCCCAAAAGAGTTGGCTGCCTCCTACATACCAGAGCGAAAAAGCCAAAACCGTCCCGCGATTTGCTGGAGCGCATGGCGCTGGACGGGCATGGGCCGGAGGAGATATCCCAGGCCACCGGATACAGCATATCAACCACCGCGATGTACGTGAAAGATTTTTTTAAGGCTGGGCCATGTGAACGATGCTCATCCAAGAGCATTTGTGATACGGCTGGCGGAACGTGTAGCCGCAAAGAGCGATGGAAAGCAGTCAAGGAGGTGCCAAACGGTGGACGATAAGACGCGCGCCCTGCTGGGTGATCACGAGGCGGCTAAGCTATGAGGGTGTTGGTGGCCTGTGAGGAGTCGCAGGAAGTCTGCAAAGCGTTCCGGGCGCTGGGGCATGAGGCGTACAGCTGCGACATTGAGCCGTGCAGCGGGGGGCATCCGGAGTGGCATCTGAGATGTGACGCGCTGGAGTTGCTGAAAATACAGTGGGATATGATTCTGGCGTTTCCACCCTGTACATACTTGTCAAACGCTGGTGCTAAGCACCTGTTTCGCGGCGGCATCCTCAATCAGGAGCGATACCAGAAAGGTTTGGAGGCAAAGGAGTTTTTTCTGAAACTTCTGGACGCGGACTGCCCGAAAATCTGTGTTGAAAATCCAGTATCAAGCAGAATTTATGAAATGCCGCCGCACAGCCAGGAGGTGCAGCCCTGGATGTTCGGGCATCCAGTACAGAAAAAGACCCGTCTGTGGCTGAAGGGTCTGCCGCCATTGGAACCGACAGACATCGTAGACCCGGAGTGCGGCTGCCATGAGGCCGGTACGTGGTTTATGCGAGGCGGGAAAGACCGTCAGAAAAACAGAGCCAAGACGTTTCCTGGATTGGCAAAGGCGATGGCCGAACAATGGGGAGGTATCTGTGATGGATGATATCAAATTAGCCCTGCTTGGCAATAAAGAGGCAGCCAAGCGGCTGACGGAGGCGGGGGTGCTGGTTCCGTGCCCGTTCTGCGGGGGAGAAGCGGAAGTTGTAGCATATGGCCCAAGATTATTGCGCCCATCAAGGAACCATGTTTATAGCGTTTCTTGCAACGAATGTGAAATGATGTTCGGATGGGATGTTGACTATGGAGGGCGATATGACACTGAGTATGAGGTTATGCTCGCCTGGAACACCCGCGCGCCGATTCTGAGCGCGGAGGAATTGCAGAGATTGGAGGTCAAGCCATGACGCGGGAAGAAGCGATTGAGTGCCTGAAAACTATACAGCGGTGGACTCCGGACTGGGATGACCGGGAAGATGGGCTGTCTTATTGGGATGCTATTGATATGGCCCTCTCCGCCCTCCGCCCCGTCAGCCGGGAGCAGGTGGAGCGGGAGAGGGATGCGGCGGTCAGTGATCTGACATTTGTGGTGAATCAATATCGGCTGGAGACAACAGGAATAGACCTTTGCGGACTTTGTGAGTATGATTTGCCACCAGTAGGGGAAAATGGACAAACCGCAGAATGCCCCGGATTTTATGTGAACGATTGCTTTAAGTGGCGCGGCCCGGAGGAGGGGTGAGCATGGAGAGACTGACATACTGGTGTGACAATGGGCATGGTGGTGGAAAATGGTTTGTAGCTATCGATGCCGAAGGAAGAGAAGATTACGGGCCGCACGTTGACCGCCTCGCAGCCTATGAGGAGACTGGCTTGGAGCCGGGGGAAATCGAACAGCTCAAAGGTGAAGCATTTGGTCTGAGAGTGGACAAGCAAGAGCTGGAGCAATATCGTGCTCTCGGCCCCATTGACCGCCTCCGCGAACTGGCCCAGGCGGACAAAGACGGAAAAATAAAAGCGTACATCGTGGATAGCTTTTATTGCGATATCTGCCAGAAACGGCACGCCAGAACAAAAGAAATTGAGGTCTATTTAACCCGCAACGCTGCCGAGGTCGCACTTTCAGAAAGAAGGTAGTTTATGCCAAGCAAAAAAGAGAATGGACGGTATAAGCATGGAGGAACGGGCACCAAATTATATGAAGTTTGGTGTTCAATGCGGGCAAGGTGCAATAGAAAAACTGATAAAAGATATGACCATTATGGAGGGCGTGGCATTTCCGTTTGTGAAGAGTGGAGTGATTTTGTAGCATTTAGAAATTGGGCGCTCAAAAACGGATATCAGGAAGGCTTAACAATCGATAGGATAGATAACGATGGCCCATATTCTCCAGAGAATTGTCGCTGGACAACAAAGAAAGTACAAAACAATAATCAATCTACCACAACCATCATTAAAGTTGGAGATGTTGAAAAGCCACTACATATTTGGGCGGATTTTATTGGCATACCGCCAGAGGCATTAAGACGACGGCTTTATGACGGATGGAACGTCGAAAGAGCGTTGTTTGAAAAGATAGATACAACCAAATGCCCTAAAAAATATAGAGCCGCACTACGGAGGGAGCAGGATGGCTGATATTCTGACGATCATAGCTGCTGTGGAGTGGATGGCGCTTGGCCTGCTTGTCCTGTGGAAGCTCAAGGGGTGGGATCGAAAGATGGAAGAGTTATACGAAGACATGAAGAAACAGTGGGAGGCCGAGCATGAGACTAGTTGATGCGGATAATGCACGAGAGTGCTTTGGTGGTGATGGGGTGACTGGAGCCGTCATGAAGCGTATGTTTGATAGCCTACCCACCATCGACGCTGTGCCTGTGGTCAGGAGGCCGGTTCCGGGATATGAGGGGTATTATGAAGTGGACAATCTTGGAAGAGTGTTTAGCGTTGACAGAATTATTCATGTAAATGACAATGGGAGAATTTATGATAAGCCAGTACATGGGGCAGTATTAAAACAAACAAATCATTCCAGAGGGTATAAAACAGTCCCGTTAACGAAAAACGGGAAGACAAAGCAGGAATATGTCCACCGTATTGTTGCCTCTGCATTTATTCCAAACCCGGACAATCTTCCGGCAGTAAACCACAAAGACGAAGACAAAACAAATAATTTTGTTGAAAATTTGGAATGGTGTACAGTTGCATATAACAACAATTATGGGGGAAAAACCAAGAAGCAAGCGGAAAAAATTAGAGGAATATCGCATAACGAAGCCCACCGGGAAAAAATATCAAGTTCGTTAAAACAGTATTATAAGACACATATTTCTGCAAGTGCTGGTAGGGAAAGCGAGAAAAGAAAGCCAATTTTTCAGTTTGATTTAGATGGGAATTTTATAAGAGAATATTCGTCTGTTCATGAAGCATCTAGCGGAATTATTTCACGGAGAAGAAATATAACAGCAGTCTGTAACGGGAAAAGAAAAAGTGCCTATGGCTATATTTGGCGTTGGGGCCAGCGAAAGGAGGCCACCCATGACTAAGTGCTGCGCCACCTGCGCCTGGTACGAGGACTTCCAGAGCGTGTGCTGTAACGGGGACAGCCCACACTGCGCAGACTTCACGGCTCCAGATCAGCGGTGCAGGGAGTGGAAGTGGGAAAGGAAGGAAGAAGAAAAGTGAAACAATTTGCGGTCATGGATGGAGATATGTTCTTGCAGCGGTTAGAGCCAAACGAGCGTTACGCAAAGTCCGCAAGAGGCATTCAGACCGGTCTGCATACATACAGCGAATATACTCCTATTTTCGGGCACGAGGAACATTGGATGGACAGTCGAACGGCAACAAGCTATTTGGCTGGGTTGGTGGAAAATTTGCGCTGGGAGGGTGATAGATACCATGCATACGCGCTGATATGTAAGGAGGCCGCCCATGAAGTTTCGGAATCCTGAGACAGGAGAAGTATTTGAAACTCATTGTGACACGTGTGGGGCAGGAAGCTCTGGCTGTAAGCTGGTTTGGAAAAATGTCTCATGCGGACGACTAAAAGAAAATCCCCACGAAGCCGCCCGCCTGATGGGCTATGAGGTGGTGGAGGATACATCAACTGATACATTAACTGGTCGTGGGGATGCATTAACTGAAAATGAGGATACATTAACCAAGGAGACCAACATAGACCATTTTCGTGAGGGCACGAAAATGATGGAGGAGGCCAACATGGACAAGCCGAGAATTTGCGAGGTGCTGGGGGTTGAACCAGAAGAAAAGTTTGAAATTAGAGGAAACACGTTAGGGCGATTTCGTATCAATAAATATGGGACATTCCAGCTTGAAATATCAAATGACTGCTGGGGATTCTCCACTGTGGAATGTCTTAACAATCTCATAAATCATCCAGAAAACATCGCCCGCAAGCCACGCTGGACGGAGCAGGAGGTGGAGAGGGCGAAGGCTATCAAAGTGCTATATCCAGTTGTTAAAACATTGGCATACGTTGATATAGTGGGACAGACATTTTACATGTATGATGACGAAGACAACTATAAGGGCAGTCTTGATAACCTTGATGAAACGTTCCCTACGCTGAGGAGCATAAGGCGGGCCACATTGGACGAGATCATCGGAGGTGCCCAATGACCAGAGAAATACTTTTCAAGGCCAAACGGCTGGATAACGGCGAGTGGGTGGAGGGAAACATTGTGGATGTCCCGGAAGATGCCGACTTTATGCCCGGAGCGTACATTCTACCGCGGCTGGTATCGGCCAGGGCAGACCCGCCCACAAAAGGTATCATGCTCGGAGGTTTCTTTGAGGTTGACCCCTCCACGGTCTGCCAGTATACCGGCCTGACCGACAAGAACGGCGTGAAGATTTTTGAGGGTGATATTTTGAGCTACAACGGATCAAGAGAGCCAGTTATTTTTAACACAGATCTCAGAATCCCATGTTTCACAACTGGAATTGGAAGCGGAAGCAGCACCCCGCTACATCCGTACAAACTGAGCAAGCGCCATTTTGTCATCGGCAACATCCACGACGGGGAGGGCGGACAGCATGAGGAGTGATAGCCCTTGAACGAGTTCCGGGAGAGATTGAAGAAGTTGAGGGAGAAGGAAGGGACACAGCCCTGTGTTCTCGCGGAGCTATGTGGCATCAGCAAGAACTCAATTTTGAGATATGAGCGGGATGGAGTGATTCCTGAAATAGTATCTGTTGTAAAAATAGCAGACCATTTCAATGTATCTGTAGATTACCTGCTCGGGAGAACAGACGACCCAAATGCAATGTAACTTTTCATTATTTCACAGAAAAAGTTGCTGTGATTCCCTCATGAGGGAATCGGAGAGCATGGTATATGCGAAAATGGGAGTGTGGGGGCGTATGCCTTCGCGCTCCCACTTTCTTTCCGCCCCCTTTTCCTCCTTCACGCAGAGTGGGTGGCGTCGGTGCATCTGCCGCCACCCCCTCTGTGTGCAATATGCCGCCGGTCGAACACCACCCCACTATTCGGGGCATGAGGGGTCGCACCCCTCGGGCGGCAAATGACGGTGGAAAGACACTATACCGGGTAGCCTAGAGCGTCTGACGGCCCCGGTGAAGGGACATGACGCCCGCCTGCTCATGGTGGCGGAAGCGGTGGCGGTGCCATGACTCCCACCGAGCGCTATCCCGCTGAAAACTACCGGCATTAGTACTGGTGTGGCAATCTAAGCGGGACGGCGCACATACGCCGCTCCTCGCCGCACGAGGCGGGCGGTGGCACCAGATGTATGGCACCACAGGTTAAAAGCAGACGGGCCTTCCTTGTGCGCTGTGCGAAAGCGGCAGGGCGAAGAATATTTAATTGGCTGACCCCGGCTATATAAAGATGAACGGTTCCTACTGACGACACCAGCGGAGGGGTTGAGATGTACCGTGATTGCTATACGATGAAACTGGCCTACCCCTGTGAGGCTGACGGATGTAGGTGTGGTTCCGGCTGTCTTAGGACAAGGCCGGATTGTAACAGGACGGCTGACGAAGATTCGTATAGTAATTGTGATGTGATACCGCACAGCGGATTACATACAGGCCCGCGGCAAGCCTGACCAAACCCGCAACATACCCCGCAAGGGGTATCTATGCCCCCAAAAGCGCACGAGCTGGAGAGGGCAAAAAAGCCGCCCCCGGAGGGGCGGCAGGATTAGCTCAGAATTTCTTTCAGTTTGTCCAAATTCCCGGCATTGGGGCTGACCTTGCCGCTCTCCCAGCGGGATATCACGGCCTGGTTAACGTCCATCGCATCCGCAAGCTGGGCTTGAGTCAAGCCTTTGGCCTTTCTGGCGGCGGAAATATCAAACTCGACAGACGCAAGGGGGCGCTTGCCTTTACCGGCAAAATAGCCTAACTGCCAAGCCCCCTGCATTTCAAGGGGCTGGAACTTTTCAGACCCTCCCTCCACGGGCGGGTCAATGCTGGTGATCTCGCAAAGCGCCTCAGCAACCTGCCGGTCGAGATCCCTCTTTAGGAGGCCAAGCCTGTGAGCATCAGAAATGACTCTGGCGAGTGCTGTATACGGGCGCTGAGCGGCAAGGGTGAGATCCCCTCCGATCTCCTGCGGATATGCCGCCGCGTTGAGCCGGCCGAACACCCAGCCAAACACGTATGCCTCTCTGTTTGTCATTAGCAACCAACCTCCTTGAAATAACGGTATTCCATCTCGTCATAGACATTGACCTTAATCTCAACCTTGCTGTCAGGATACTGGGAGGCATAACGAGCGGCACAATCCTCGGCTCCCTTCTTGTCGTCCATATAAGCACCCATCATCCAGCCGTCTTTGCAAACGCAATATTCATAGTGTTTCATGACTTTACCTCCTATATTGTTCCTTTTACTTTTTATGACTTAATTATATCATAAAATATGATATTGTCAATACATATTTTGAAAAATATTTGCCGCCCCGCAGTTGCAGGAGACGGGGGTGACACCAATGAGAGGAAACGCATGGCGGGATATTCCCCCGCCGCCTCTCCAATCAAATCGAAAGGAGACCTCTCACATGAACGAAATGAAGCTCTTTGAAAACCCTGAATTTGGGGCGATCCGGACGGTTGAAGTAGGCGGAGAGCCCTGGCTGGTGGGCAAGGACGTGGCCCAGGCGCTGGGGTACAGCAACCCACGGGATGCGCTCGATCGACACGTTGATGACGAAGATAAAGCTGCCGTCGGGATTCACGACGGCAGCCAGTCCAGAAATATGACTATCATCAATGAGTCTGGCCTATATGCCCTGGTGCTGTCCAGTAAACTACCGGGGGCGAAGAAGTTCCGCCGGTGGGTCACGGCGGAGGTGCTGCCAAGCATCCGCAGACATGGCCTATACGCGGTTGACCAGCTGATCGAAAATCCTGACCTCGCAATCCAGGCGTTTTCTGCTCTAAAGGAGGAGCGGGAGAAGCGAAAAGTTTTGGAGGCGGAGAGAGAGGCCAACCGGCCAAAGGTGCTGTTTGCGGACTCCGTGGCTGCCTCCAATACATCCATACTGGTTGGAGAGCTGGCAAAGCTCCTCAAGCAGAATGGGGTGGACACTGGGCAGAACCGTCTCTTTGACTGGATGCGGAACAACGGATATCTGATCCGCAGAGAGGGCACGGATTACAACATGCCCACACAGCGCTCGATGGAATTGGGCCTGTTTGAAATCAAGGAAACCAGCATTACACATGCAGATGGGCACGTTACAGTAAACAAGACTCCGAAGGTGACGGGGAAAGGACAGCAGTTTTTTATCAACATGTTTCTTGGTTGACAACCCACACGGGTGTATCGCTTAACAGGCTGTGACGGCTGGCCGTATCCGAGCCAGAGCTCGACAGTAGGCGGCGATGTAGCAAAGTCTAGCAAATGCTAGCAAACCGGGAGAGAGAAAAAGAAAGAAAACCGCCCCCTTTTTCCCCCTCTTCCTTCCCCCCTATAACCCCCTATCTATTACCCCCTATAATCCCCCAGAAAAGAAAGAAAAAGAGAGGGCGCGCTCTATCGGTGGCGGTGGGGGGCATTTGTAGACTCTACTTAGGCGAGAGGTGGTGAGTGTGGCATTAACGCCAAAGCAGGAAAGATTTGTGCAGGAGTACCTTGTGGATTTGAATGCCGCACAGGCTGCTCTTCGGGCAGGGTATAAAAACCCTGAAATTGGGCGGCAGCTAATTACGAAAAATAACGTTTCTTCCGCAATTCAGGAAGCAAAGAGAGCCAGAAGTGAACGGACAGAGATTACACAGGACAATGTGCTTGCCAAGCTGAAGGAAATCACAGATAAACCGGCCTCGGATGCGAATGACAGCGATCTGAAGTATTCCAGCAAGATAAAAGCGCTTGAATTACTGGGAAAGCATGTGGGAGCGTTCGATGGAAAGGCGAACGGCGATGGAGATACGGAGGTTAAGGTGGTCATAGATGTCTGAGATTCGTTTATCGTCCGTCCTTGGACCTGCATTCCACCTACTGGCTCGTGACGTATTCCAACACGGACACACACACTATGATTTGTCTGGTGGCCGAGGCTCGCTTAAATCTTCCTGCGTCTCCCTGCTGGTGCCGCTTATCTTGCTGACCAATTCAAACACCCACGCCTTGGTACTTCGCAAAGTGGCGAACACCATCCGGGACAGCGTATATGCACAATATCTATGGGCAATCGGAGAATTGGGTATGGCGGCATACTGGGACGCTAAGGTTCAGCCTATGGAGCTGATTTATAAGCCGACTGGGCAGAAAATCATGTTCCGGGGCGCTGATGACCCCATGAAAATAAAGTCCATCAAGGTTCCGTTCGGATATATCGCTGTAACACACTTTGAAGAAAAAGATCAGTTTTCCGGTCGGGCGGAGATTAGAACCATTTTACAATCTACCATGCGCGGCGGGTCGAAGTTCTGGAACTTTGAGAGCTACAATCCACCCATCAGCCGGGACAACTGGGCCAACAAAGACAGCTTGGAAGAAAGAGCGGACAGGCTGTGCCATAAGAGCACATACTTGGAGGCCCCGCCTGAATGGCTTGGGGCGCAGTTTCTGGCAGAGGCCGAACATCTGAAATCCACGGATGAGCGGGCATACCGCCATGAATACTTGGGCGAAGCGGTCGGCACCGGCGGCAACGTATTTGAGAATCTGGAGTTGAGGGGAATCACGGACGAAGAGTTCGCTTCCTTTGACCGTATCTATCAAGGTGTGGACTGGGGCTGGTTCCCTGATCCATTTGCCTTTATCCGCCTCCACTATGACCGAGCCAGGGAGACAATATACCTAATGGACGAGATATACCAAAATAAGCTGACCAACGAGGCGAGCGCAAAGTTGATTCTTTCCAAAGGATACAAGGATGCTTACATTACCTGTGACAGCGCAGAGCCTAAATCATCAGCAGACTATCGGGCGATGGGCCTTCCGGCCAAAGAGGCAATTAAGGGGCCTGGAAGCGTGGAGTATGGTATGAAGTGGCTCCAGAAGCGGAAGATTGTCATTGACCGCAGAAGGACTCCAAACGCTTATAGCGAGTTTGTGAATTATGAGTATGAGCGAAATAAGGATGGGGAGATCATCAGCGGGTATCCTGACGAGAATAACCACCTTATTGACGCTACAAGGTATGCACTTGAGCGTGTATTCAGAAGAATGGGGGTAACTGCTTGAACATAAATGATAAGCTGAAAGAGCTGGGCTTTGCCACCATCAGCGAAGACTTTTACAGCAAAGTGCAGGAATGGAAAAGCTGGTATATTGGAGATGTGAAGGGCTTCCATCGGTACAAGGTTCGAAACGGAACGAGCATGGTTCGATGCAAGCGGTATACTCTCAACATGGGCAAGAAGATCCCAGAGGATTGGGCAAACCTCCTGATGAATGAAAAGGTGGAAATCACTCTGGAGGGGCAGCGGGAGCAGGAATTTATTGACCTCGTGTTCGCCGAAAACAACTTTCTGGTCCAGGTAAATGAGATGCAGGAAAAAGCGTTTGCACTCGGGACAGTGGCCTTTATACCGCGAGTAGTAGGCATGGAAGCGACGGAGTTTGGCCCCATTCCTGGAAGCGCAAGCGGCATTGTAATGGATTATGTGACCGTGGAGCATATCTGGCCGCTGGCATGGCAGAACGGTATTATTACCGATTGCGCATTTGATAGCATCGTGACCGTCAACGGTGAGGATTATTGTTATCTCCAGATTCATCACAAGGTAGACGGCTTATACGACATCGAGAACCGCATCTATCATTACCGTAATAACAATGTGGATGCAGAACTGTCTTTGGCCGACATTCCAGGGTTTGAGGCAGTCCCTCCTGTGGTACATACCGGATCAGATCAGAGGCAGTTTGTTATTGACAGGCCTAATATTGCCAACAATTTTGACGATTCTCCGCTGGGGGTTTCTGTCTATGCAAACGCCATCGATGTTCTCAAAGGCGTAGATGTGGCCTATGATAGCTACGTCAATGAGTTCGTCCTTGGAAAAAAGCGCATCATGGTCAAGCCGTCTGCAACCAAAGACCTCGACGGAGAGCCATTTTTTGACCCGGACGACTTGGCTTACTATGTACTCCCGGAGGATGTAAGTGACGGTGCGGTCATCACGCCCATCGACATGACACTCCGTACCCAGGAGCACAACACGGGCATCCAAGACCAACTGAATCTACTGTCCAGCAAGTGTGGCTTTGGAGAAAACCATTACCGCTTCGACCAGGGGAGCATTACCACAGCTACCCAGGTCATCAGCGAAAACTCCACCATGTTTAGGACCATCAAAAAGCATGAAATCATTTTGGAACAGGCCATTACAGAGTTGTGCCATATTATTCTTCGGCTTGGGAATGCAGCCATGGGCGCCGGGCTGAATGAAGATGCTAAAGTTACCATTGACTTTGATGACTCTATCATCGAGGACAAGACCACCGAGCGGAATAATGACCGTCAGGACCTTGCGGCGGGCATTATGAACCCGTGGGAGTACCGCATGAAGTGGTACAACGAGGACGAGGCTACGGCTAAGAAAATGCTGCCAAAGATGGAGGACATGACAACGGAAGGGGAGAACGAGATTGAATGAAATACCCATTCTCTCCCGAAGTTCTGGACTCTCTTCCAGAAGAATTGGCCGAGCTATACCGCAGTCTGGAAGCGACGCTCCTGGAGGAAATATGTTCTCGCCTGAAATTATCCGGCGAGCTGAACGAGGTCACGGTGCAGGGCATCCGGGTGCTGCGCTCCCATGGCATCGACCTGAGCGAGATTGAGAAAGCTATCCAGCGAACCGCCAACATCTCCCGGAAAGAACTGGACAAGCTGCTGGACGAGGTGGTAGAGCGCAACCAGCGGTATTATACCGACCTCATTGACTTAGCGGGCGTGACACAGCCGGAGACGATGGTGAGTTCTGCCGATATTAACGCCATACTCTCCCAAGCACAGCGGGAAGTTGGAAACCTGACCCGCTCCATGGGCTTTCTGTTGGACAACGGGCGAACCATGCTGCCCTATGCAAGGGCTTACCAGTGGGCGCTGGACAGCGCGGAGATGCAGATCATGAGCGGGGCTATATCCTATAATCAGGCTATCAAGAGCGCCGTCAAGCAGCTTGCAGACAGCGGACTCCGCATGGTGGACTATGAGAGCGGCCACCGTGACCATATCGACGTGGCTGCCCGCCGTGCAGTGATGACAGGCGTATCCCAGATCTGTGCCAAGTACACGGAGCAGAGCGCGGAATATCTGGAGACACCATACTTTGAGATATCAGCTCACATCGGAGCCCGGGACAAGGGCGTTGGATGGCAGAATCACAAGGCATGGCAAGGCCGTGTGTACTCTGTCAGAGCCGGTGACAAGTATCCGAACATCTACGAGGTGTGTGGCCTGGGCTATGTGGACGGCTTGGAAGGAGCAAACTGCCGCCATATTAGGACGGCCTTTGTGGATGGTGTGATGGAGCGCACATACACAGACGAACAGCTGGTCCACATTGACGACGGCCACGACGTGGACTTTGAGGGTAAGCACTATACAGCCTATGAGGCTACCCAGAAGCAGAGGCAAATTGAGCGGACCGTCCGCAGGCTGAAGCGGGAACAGGCGGCATACAAGGCCGCAGGGTTGAAAGAGGACGCCCAATCGGTAACAGCCCGCATACGTCGGTTAAATGCAGAATACAAGGCGTTCAGCGAGGCGGCGGGGCTACCGTTACAAAGAGAAAGAATGCAGGTTCAATATCCGGAAGAGCTAACCAGCATAAAACAATTTTCCGGGCTGGAATCATATCAAGGGAATATAAAAATTGTCGGTAAATTCTCTTCCAGACAATATCAGGTGCAGCTTGACCCGCCGCAGATTAGCGGCGTGACAGACCACTTTGCAAATAACCTTACGATGAAACCGGATAGATCTGCATTGACGATTGAAGCGTCGCAGAGTATCATAAATAACAGCAGGTTAGTTTTGTATCAGACTGACCGGAATACATTGAAATTCTTGGCAGATAGCGGTTATGTAGTTTTAAGCGTTGACGGGAAGATTGTAACAGCGGTCCCGGAAAAGCTGAGAAAGAAGTATCGGGACTATTTGGAGGGGAAATGATATGGCGAAAAATCACAATGATAAATGCGTTTGCCCTCTTTTTGGGCGAGAAATCCTATATGGAGAGTGCTATGAGGTCCAAGAAGTTCGGGAGGACGAGATGGACATGGAGCTTGCAATAGAGCCGTTTGACGTAGATAAAGCAAATGAAGTCTGCGAGAAGTGCAAGTGGTATGTTGTGGAGGGCAGCGCGTGATAAAAGAAATTAACGGGAAAACATGGTATTGCTGCCCGTACTGCGGGAAAGCTCTTTTCCCGGTTCGACCGGATACCAAAGTAGAGCACATGCCGTTTCGATGCAAGGCATGTAAGCACGACATGGAAGTAAATATCGCATAGAGCCAAGAGCCTGTGAGCCAAGAGCCATCAGTTTCCGAGGATTCCTCGGTGGTTGATGGCTCTTTTTGTTTTGCCGAGAGGCGTAAAACCGCAGGGCGACGGCCCTGACAATAAACGGAGGTAACTACTATGAGCGAACCTATCAATAATCCTACCCAGGCCCCTGCGCCGGAGCCCGCCCCTGCGAAGACCTTCACGCAGGAGGAAGTGGATGCCATGATCGGCAAGCGGCTTGCGAAAGCCATGAAGGGTATGCCCAGCGAAGAAGAGCTGACCGCCTACCGCACCTGGAAGGACGGGCAGGCCGGAGAGAAAGAACGCTGGGACAAGCTGACTGGCGAGAGGGATACTCTCTCCGGAAAGCTGACAACCGCAGAAGCGGAGAGAGACCAGTTGAAGCGTGAGTTGTATGTCCTGAAAAAGGGCTTGACCGGCGAGGAGGCGGAGTTCATCGCTTTCAAGGCAGGGAAGATGGTGGACGACAAGACCACCTTTGAGCAGGCCGTGGACGCGCTTACCGCCGACCGCAAGAAGACTTCTTTTGACTGGACTGCTCCAGTGGGCGGAGGGAAGACAAAAACAGGAGAAAACGATGTAATGAACGCCCTGATCCGGGGCGCACTGAAATGAAAGGAGAACATAAATGGCAGTTGACATTATCGATAGAAGCAAACTTTCTGGGCTTATCCCTGAGCCCGTAACCCGTGAAATTATCCAGGGGGCCGTAACAGAGTCCGCTGTGCTGCGGATGGCCCGCCGACTGCCCAACATGACCAGTAAGACGCAGACCCTCAATGTGCTGGATGCACTGCCTACCGCCTATTTTGTAAACGGTGAAGCTACTACCGGAGCAGCCGACTCTAAGGCATCCCTCAAAAAGACCACCAACATGGCGTGGGACAAGAAGAAAATCTACGCCGAGGAAATCGCCGTCATCGTCCCCATTCCTGAAGCGGTGTTGGATGATAGCGATTACGATATCTGGGGCGAGGTGCGGCCCCGTCTTCAGGAGGCATTCGGAAAGGTCATCGACGCCGCTATTCTGTACGGCACGGACAAGCCGACTTCTTGGCGTGATGGCCTTGTCCCTTCGGCCACTACCGCGAGCGCTGTTGTGACCGCTACCAGCGATATTTTCAAGGACATCATGGGTGAGGGTGGCGTGATTGCCAAGGTGGAGGAGAGCGGTTATATCCCCAACGGCGTGATGGCTGCCATTCAGATGCGCGCCAAGCTGCGCGGCCTTGTGGACAAGAACGGCCAGCCCATTTTCAAGACCGATATGCAGGGAGATACCCGCTACGCGCTGGACGGCATGAGCATGTACTTCCCCGTGAACGGCGCTTACGACCCGGAGGAATCTTTGGCTATCGTGGGTGACTGGAGCCAGTTGGTCTATGCCATCCGACAGGACATGACCTTTAAGATTTTCGATAGCGGCGTGGTGCAAGATCCCACCACTGGCAATATCCTTTATAACCTGATGCAGAACGACATGGTGGCCCTCCGCGCCGTCATGCGGCTGGGCTGGGAGATTCCCAACCCCATCAACGCCTTCAACGTCGGCAATGAGAACGCCTTCCCTTTTGCTGTTTACGCACCGGCGGGGGGTTAATAGGGTCTGACACTTTAACGCTATTCCCCAGCGGTCAGGCCCTATTGGGGAAACAGGTTTCCGAGCTTGTGGGTGATGACCTGAAGGTTTATGAGAGTGGCGCTGTAACGGGCACATTTCATTATGTGACCAACTACACCGAGTTCAGCGACGCCCCGGACGAGCAGAGCGGGTATTATTTCCCAGTTCACCTGACAAAGACCGGGACAAAGATGACCTTCAAGAAAAATGGCTCTCCTACAAAGGAAGACATCCTGTTTGACGCGGACATTGTCTTCCGGGTGACCAAGGATGATACCTTCGAGGTGCTTGTTGATGATTCCAGCGTAGTGAAATTTAGTTTCACTGGGGCGACGTTTGAGCCGCAGGCTAAGACGAAAGCCCGTGCGAAGAAGTAAGGGGGCGGCCTGATGGCTTACGCAGATTATGAGTATTACACTGCTGCGTATCTAGGCACGGCTATCCAAATGGCTGACTTCCCTCGTCTGTCCCTGCGTGCAAGTTCCTTTCTGGACTACTACACGCAGGGCCGTGCGGCTCAAAACAAAGAGCTGGACGCAGTAAAGATGGCTTGCTGCGCCGTGGCAGAACAGTACCAGAGCATCGACCTTGCCCAGCAAGCGGCCCTGAATGCCCTTAAAAACTCCGCAAATGCTGGAGAGACTGGAGAGTTGCAAAGCCAGAGTGTGGGTAGCTGGTCCAAGACCTACCGAAGCGGCGGTGAAAGTGCCCAGCAGGCCGCGACAGCGGCGCAGTCGGCACAAACACATCTTGCATCTGTTGCAGCGCAGTATTTGGTCGGTACGGGCCTTCTATACCGTGGAAGGGGGTGCGGCTATGGACATGTTCCCCCATGTTGTGACGGTCTATAACACCTACGTTGAGACGGACCATTCCACCTTTGAGGAGACCACAGTGAACCACATCACTGTCCTACGGGGAGTCCTTCTGGATGCCTCTAAGGGTTCCAATGTAACCAAGAGCGGGCTGGAAAGCGCGGATGCAGTCAACCTGTACATTCCATTTTCGGTTGAGGCGTTGGACGGTGTGACAGGCATCCAAAGAAGGTATGTCGGGCCAGTCGAGTTCTGGAAAGCAGATGATAAAAGCGACCTATGGACGCTCTCTGTGGCCCGTGATAGTTTTTTCATCAAGGGTGAGGCTATACACCCGGAATGGACGGTACAGACCATAGAGGCCGACTACGACGGTGTGTACGATATTACTAAAGTCGATGAAAAGGACTTCGGCGGTGAAATGGCTCACTGGGAAGTTGGTGGGGTTTAATGCTGAAATTCAGTTTCCGCGCCGAAGGGCTGGAGGCAATCAGGGACAAGTTGGATGAGGAGTGCACCAAAGCGGAGCATACTGTGGCACTCCAGGTGCGGAAGGACACATCACCATATGTTCCGATGCTTACCGGATCATTGGACAAACGGACGCGGGTAGATGGTTCAGAAGTGATTTACCCAGGCCCATATGCACGCTACTTATATTTTGGAAAACTAATGGTAGACCCGGCTACAGGTAGCAGTTATGCATCAAAGGGCACAACAAAGGTCTTGACTGACAAAAACCTTGTATTTAATACAGCATCACATGCGCAGGCACAATCCCATTGGTTCGAAGCCAGCAAGGCCGAAAACCTTGAAAAGTGGGTCCGTGTGGCGGATAAGGCGGTGAAGTGTGAACTCTAATAATGAAAAGCCTCGCATGTTGGTGGCAGCCGAGGAAGTAGATAAAATCTCTCGTTCTATGTCTATTTGGGTCAATACTTTCCCGGAAAGCCCGGTATCGTTGATCCGGTACGAGTTTTTAAACATTGACAAAAAAACAGGCGACGAAACAGCTATGGCTCTCTCCACCATCCAGGGCACCTATATAACAAAGCGCTTCATCCTGGGTGGATACCAAGCGGAGTACCAATTCAAACTGATCTATCGCATAAAGCCTGGTGAGAGCAACGACAAGCGCCTGGAGGCTGACGAGCTACTGAACCACTTCGGTGACTGGGCAAGAAAAAATCTTCCTGATTTGGGAGACGAGATTCGGGCGCTCCGAGTGGAGCCCACCACACAATCCTCCAAATTTGCCGCTTATGAGGGTGGCTATGAAGATTACCAGATTTTGATGAAACTGACATATGAAGTTGGCGTTTGAAAGGAGAAAAACAATGCCTGAGTCTGATTTGACTTTTAATACTACGCCGGGCCAGACCGTAGGCCGTGAAATGTTAATTGCTTACCTAAACACTGGAGAGAGCTCTACGCCTACGTGGTCTCCCATCGGTAAGCGTGTAGAGGACAGTTCAGCCGAATACGACTGGCAAACAGAAACCAAAGTTGATATTTTTGGAAATACCTATACCAACGGGAAGAAACCAACCATTACACAAACCTTTGACCCATGTGAGTTGGATGCAGATGACGCAGCACAGGAAAAAATCTGGAACCTTGCTATCAAAGATCAGAACGTGAACGCTTTGATGAATCAAGATATGCTTATTGTCCATCTGTATGCGGGGACGGCCGGAACAGCGGTATTTGCTGAAAGATACTCCTCATGCTCTATTTTGCCGTCCGGGCTCGGTGGTGAAGGCGGTGGCACAATTGGGATGCCAATTGATGTTACATATGGCGGCACTAGAACTGTTGGTACAGCATCGATTAGTGGTGGAACTGTGAAATTCACACCGGGAACCGTGGAGGTTTAACTTATGAAGGAACTGAATTTTGACTCCGGCCTTGTTACATATTCTTTGAATGGCAAGTGCGAGGTGTCGTTCAACCCCACTGACAGCAACTTCGTTGAGCGGCTGTACTCCGCTTTTGAGGATCTGGACAAGAAGCAGGAGAGCTACAAAGCACAGATCGAGAAGATGGTGGACAAGAAGGAAATCTTCGAGTTTGCCAAAGAGCGGGACGCTGAAATGCGCGGCATTATTGACGGCGTGTTCGAGGCCCCTGTGAGCGAGTCTGTCTTCGGCGGCATGAATGTCTATGCCATTGCCAACGGCCTCCCTGTCTGGTGCAACTTGATGATGGCGGTCATGGATGAGATTGATACCACTTTCACCAGAGAGCAGAAGCTTACTAACCCGCGCATCAGCAAGTACACAGCGAAATACCAGAAGTATCAGAAGAAGTAACCAAAGGAGCACGTCATGAGCTATGGACTTCCAAAAAGCGTGGATATAGACGGGCAGGAGTTTGCTATCCGCTATGATTATCGGGTTATCCTCGACATTTTCGAGGCCATGAACGACCCCGATTCCAGCGAGGAAGACCGGGCCCTTGACGTGCTCCAAATCTTCTATGTGGATTTTGACGAGCTGACCGACTATGACGCGGCCATGAAAGAGGTTTTTCGATTCATCAACGGCGGCGAGGAGCCACGGGAGCAGAAAGGCCCCCACCTTGTGGACTGGCCTATGGACTTCCCCCGCATCATTGCCCCTATCAACCGTGTGCTGGGCTATGAAGCCCGCGCTGTGGACTACGACATCGAAACCAACACGGGCGGCATCCACTGGTGGACTATCCTCGCGGCCTATGCGGAAATAGGGGACTGCCTCTTTGCCCAGATCGTCCGCATCCGCGACAAGAAGGCAAAGGGCAAGCCGCTGGACAAGTCTGACAGGGAGTTCTACCGAAAGAACCGTGACATTATCGACATCAAGCAGACATACAGCGAGGCGGAGAATGACCTCGTCAACCTCTGGACGGGCGCAAAATGAAACCGCCCCCGGAGGGGCGGCTATGATTATCGTATCGTGCATTTTGTCAACTGAACTTGAGCAAGAGGGATTCCATCGCACTCACCAGCGATAGTGATGTAGTCTCCATCCTTTAGCTGTGCAATCAAATCCGTTTGGTCTCCATCCTTCGGGAAGAAGCATTGTATGGGATAAAGGCCATAACCGTCATTTGTTTCGAGCGAAATGCAAGGTGCTTTTGTTAAAACATCCTGCCCGATGTTTTGAATTGTGCCAGTCACAACCAAGATTTTATCCTTATACAGCGCATCGGCATTCACTGCATTCTCCTTATATGCCGCCCACAAGCTGTTGGCGGAGATGGTAATTTCCTCCGGCTGGATGTTCTGCGCTAAATTATCGGATGGCTGCGTGGTCGTAGTAGTTGATTGGCTTGGACTATAGCCATCGTTTGACGGACTATCAGAGCGGCCCCCAAAAGTAAGAGATACAGCGGCAATAATAGCAACGACAATCACAGCTGCAAAGGCAACATTTCCCTTAATTTTTCTGCTTCTTTTTCCCGGGGCGTTCTCGCTATCGAAAACAGCGGTTTCTGGTGTGTTTGTTGCGGATTCACTCTCAACTACGAGGTGTGATCCAGATATTGCTGTGTTTACAACTTTTGCAGTGTCATCCGGCGATACGAGGATTGAAATTGAGCAGTCGATTTTACGTCCCTTTTGGAACGAAAGCGTATGTGGTCCATCTTGAGCGTATGCAGAAACGGTTGCGCCGTTTCTTAAAATACCAACCACTTTATCATCCAAAAGCACCGTGAAGTCGACAGCGCATCCCCACGGCGATTTTTCTCTTGTAATAATGATTTCCTTGTACCCTTCCAATGTAAATCTCTCCTATCAAGGTGGTGTTTAATGTGGCCGCTGACGGCTCCATCGTCATTGAAACCAATATTGACAATAAGAAAGCACAAAAAGAGCTGAATCAGCTTGCTAAGAAAATCCAATCGCTCGAAGATCAACTTACGTCCAAAAAGCAGGGGAGGTTTCCTTTAGTAGAAAACCTCAACGTTGTAAATGCGGAGTTGGAGGAGGCCAGGAAGCAGTTATCCATGCTCCAGGACGAACAGAATGCTATCAATGCCGCCATGAAACCTGGTTCGTCCGCTGATGACTATATGCGTGCCTATTCTGACAGGCCTATGGTCGATTCCAAATTGAAAAAGCAACAAGAAAAGGTTGACGCAATTGAGAAAGAGTGGAGGCAGGCTGAAAAAGCGCTTTCAGATTATGATTCCAAAATTTCTGGCTTAGAAGGAAAGTTGAACCTGGCAAAAGAGGAAGCCGGAGGGCTCCAGCAGAACATGGCAAAGTCCGGCCCTGCCGCCGCCAAAATGGCAAAATCAGTAGATAGAGCGCAAAAGAGCGCAAGCAAATTTTCCTCTCGCATGCGTGAAGTTATCAGAAGTGCGCTTGTATTCACGGTCATTACACAAGGTCTTGCGAAGTTCCGTGAATGGATGGGGAAAGTCATCAAAACAAATGACGAGGCTAGAGCATCTATTGCACGTCTAAAAGGGGCTCTCCTGACACTCGCTCAGCCGATGATTGAGGTCATTATACCAGCATTTACAAGTTTTGTCGATATGTTGGCCCGTATAATTTCAATGGCCGCCCGGATTACTGCTGCGCTTTTTGGTACAACAGCAGAGAAAGCTGCGGACTCCGCTGAAAATCTGTATGAGGAAACAGAAGCACTTGAAAAAACGGGTGAGGCTGCGGAGGAAGCTGGGAAGTCGCTCGCCTCTTTTGATGAAATCAACCAGCTTTCAGGGAGCAGCAATAAAAGCGAAAATCAGGCACAACAGGACCAATCAATCGAGCCAGATTTCTCTATTGTAAAAACCAGTATTCAGGATGCCCTTTCGGCCATCCTTGAGCTACTTACTGGTGCTGCACTCCTTGCAATTGGTGCAATTCTTGTATTTACAGGAGCAAGTATCCCGGTCGGACTCGCCTTGATGGTAGCTGGTGCGCTTGCTATTGTGGATGCTGTTACATCGAATCCAGAAGCTATAAAGGCGTTATTACAAGGAGGGCTTGGTGAGGCCCTTTCTATTATCGGGCCTCTGGTTGCCGTGATTGGCGTTCTTTTGGTTGTTACGGGACATATTCTCATTGGCATTTCGTTAATCATTATGGGCGCAGCAATTTGGGCTACGGGGGCGGCATCTGGCGACGAAGGAGACTTTATCCAAAATATTTTAACAAGACTTTCGGAGGCGGCCGCAGTCATTGGTCCCCTGATTGCCGTTTTAGGTGTTTTTCTTGTCATCACTGGACACATCCTACTTGGTGTGGCGTTTATTATCGCTGGAGCAGCCCTTTGGGCCGTCGGTAAAGCCGCAGGCGATGAGGGGGATTTTGTTGAAAACATAAAAACAAGACTTTCGGAGGCGGCTGTAGTAGTTGGCCCCCTGATCGCGGTTCTTGGTGTTCTCCTTGTAATCATGGGGAATATCTTAATGGGTATTTCCTTCATTATTGCAGGTGCGGCGATTTGGGCCGTTGGTAAAGCCGCTGGCGACGAAGGAGACTTTATCCAAAATATTTTAACAAGATTGCAAGAAGCGGCGGCGGTTATCGGGCCTCTGATTGCTATAATCGGCGTAGTATTGCTCGTGACGGGAAGCATCCTTAAAGGTCTTGCGCTCATTGTAATCGGCATTGCGCTCTGGATGGTAGGAAACAATTACACCATACAGTGGTCTGCATTAATAGACACAATTGTTCCGGCATTGCAAAGAGCGGCAGAGGCTATTGGGCCATGGGTTGCAATTATTGGCATAGTCCTTCTTGTTGCTGGGCAGATCCTGCTTGGTATAGGATTAATCGTTCTTGGTATTGCTATATTTGCGTTTGGGAAAATGGATATGGATGGCGGCGAATCGCTAATTGATACTATCGTTTCTGCACTGTCCGCGGCAATGGTAGAGATATCGCCGTACATTGCAATAATTGGCCTCGTTTTGATTCTGGTTCCAGGTATGCAGGGGATCGGCATTGCCTTGCTAGTTGCTGGAATTGGGTTGTTTATTGCTGGTACGGCATTAGCTGCATCCAATAGCACTGAAATGAAAAGTTGGGTTGAAGTGTTGCAGCTTGATCAGGTATCTCAGTGGGTATCTACGGCGCTCCTGCTCGCTGGTATTGCATTAGTGGCAATCGGAGCAATGACGCTTAATCCGTTTTTCTTGCTGGCTGGAATAGCCCTTTTAGGCGGTGGCGTTGCGCTCAAAGCATTAAACAGTAGCGGAAAAACAAGTAGCGGTTCCTTTTCAGCCAGATCCGGCTCAGGCCGAATGTCAGTACCAAGGCTTTCAATTGATGACGTTCCTGCCCTTGCAAAAGGCGCGGTCATACCGCCTAACAAAGAGTTCCTCGCCGTACTGGGAGATCAAAAGAGCGGGACAAATATAGAGGCTCCAACATCTGAGATTGAAGCCGCTGTTGCCCGTGGGATGCAGCGATATGGTGGCGGCGGCTCCAATACAGTTATCTTGGAAATCGACAAGCAGGTGCTTGGTCGCGTATCTTATCAAGCAACTCAGAGCGAAGTTCAGCGTATCGGCGTAAATTTGGTGGAGGGTTAAATGAGCTATATCAAATTGAACGGCATTGAGTTTGACGCAGATGTTGCAATTTCGACTTATAATCGAAGTTTCAATGTACTAGATGGAGATAATGCTGGCCGAGTGCTTTCCGGTCGAATGATACGTGATGTTATTGGAACCTATCTTGGACATAAGATTACAGTGTTTCGCAGAGGAGACAATTACGAAGGGCTGGATACCTTTTGGGACTATCTGTACCAACACTCAGTCGATGATAGCGTTATGTTGGAGGCTGCGGACGGACAGACAACCATCTCCTACGAGGCGTATTATACTAGCGCATCTCAAGACATGGAGAAGGTAGAAGGTAGCGTAAATTATTGGGGAGAAATAGAGGTAAGCTTTGTTCCGATAGACGCACAGGTCAAGCCGTAAAAAGTGAGGATAGGCGATGGCAAACAAAAACAAAATTGTGTATGGCGACAGAGTTTTTGAGGGCAACAAAATTAAAAGCGGAAATCTTCATATTGCAACATCTCTTCTATCTTCCTCTCTGGAAGCCAATACCTTATCAGTCGTAATTGAGACTGAGGACAGAACAATTACAGAGTTTGAAAGAAACGCTCCAATTGTTTATTTTTATGATGACGTTCAGACCGGTGTGTTTTATGTGAAATCCATTGACCGGAATGGCCCTAATACATATAAGATATCTGCAACAAGCGCAATTGGGCTTTTATCTGAAAATCAGCATTATGGAGGAATCTACTCTGGAGAGACTGCATCCGAACTTCTTGCTTCCATATGCGGCACAATACCATACGAGATAAAAACAAATTTAGCAGACATAAAATTGTATGGTTGGTTACCTATCGCTACGGCAAGGGATAACTTGTCACAGGTTCTATTTGCAATTGGCGCAACTATTCGAACTGATCTAAATGGAGTTCTTCGGATTGCGGCCCTTTGGGATGGAATTAGCGGGAACCTTGGTTTAGACCGAATGTATCAGGGCCCGAGCGTCACTAACGCGGCCAAAGTAACCCAAGTAATTGTTACAGAACACCAATATATAAAATCTGGTGAGTCATCCACACTTTTTGAAGGGCCCGTAGAAGAAGGGAAAATTGTTACATTTGATGATCCTGTGTTTGGCTTGTCTGCATCTGGCTTTACTATTTTAGAGAGTGGGGCCAATTACGCGAAACTATCTTCTGGTTCCGGAAAGCTTGCTGGAACAAAGTATACGCACAACAAGAGCCAAATCATACGTAATATCGTTTCTGCTAAAGAGCCAAATGTAAAGAAGGTTGAAAATGCTACGTTGGTATCGCTCACAAACTCTGCGGCTGTCGCAGACCGGATGAAAAATTACTATAAGCATGCTCAATCTATCCAAGCACCAGTTGTCTATAAAGGGGAATCAACAGGGAACCGTGTGTTGACGTGGGACCCATATAACAAAGAGCCAGTTACGGCTTGCATTGAAAAAGAAGACATTACCATCTCAAACACATTAAAATCAAGTTCGGAGATGCTTGTTGGATATGTACCTTTGAAAATAGAACACACTGAGATACTTGAAAATCGAGTCTTACTCACTGGATCTGGCGAGTGGGTGGCACCGGAAGGAACCACGCATGTACGAGCGGTGCTTATCGGTGGAGGAGGACCCGGTGGAAACGGAGCAAGTGGTGAGAGCATATCGTCAATGACGGACACGGACAATAAAACGAGTACAGTATTTGTCGGTAAAATGCAGCCGGGAGAGCAGGAAAATTATAGCCATTCAGCTAATGCAAATGTAGCAGCCAAATCTAGAGGCGAAGGTGGGGATGGTGGTATTGCGGGTGTTCCTGGATATGTTTATGAGGTAGACATAGAGATTTCAGAAATAAAGAAGTTTTCGTACAATTGCGGATTGGCCGGTACCATTGCTGGCGAAACAGGAGGGGAAACTACTTTCGGAGAAAATTCTTCTCAAAGTGGAGGTGTGCTTTCGGTTGGGTATACAGATTTAATTACAGGTGATAAGTATGCGGTACCTGGAGTAGAAGGAGGAAAAGGTGGGGCTGGAGGTAGCGCTGGTTCTCAAGGGGAAGATGTTGTAAGCGCGACTGGCGGAAAAGGGGCTAACGGAAACTCAGATAGTGATTCCGATAAATTAGAGACTACACTTAATGGCTGTACGCTTACAGAAATAAGTAATATGTCATATTCCATTCAACCAGTTGGTGGTGGTGGTGCAGGGGGAAATTCTGGTGATATTTCAGGAGGAAACGGCGGAAATGGTTACCGTTCTAAAGGCGAGTTGAACCCACCGGCCATTACTTCTGCTTGTCGCGCGGAGGTAAGCACATTGCGACCCGGTGACGGAGGGACTGGCGCAAATGGAGAAAATGCACAAAGTTATGGTTCAGCAGGGAATGGAGGCGGAGGTGGAGGCGGAGCCGGAGCGACTGGTGGTGCATCTGCAACGGCATCGCAAACAACGACTATTTTGGGGCGTACCTATGTAAACAGTTCTAGAAATATCCTTTGTGGTGCATTCGTCCGTGTCAATGGAGCGCGTGCAAGCGGGGGACAAGGCGGTATAGGTGGCCGTGGTATGGATGGATGCATTATTTTGTATTATGGCGTTCCCCAGAAGATAGTCTCCGGCCCAGTGAAAGATAAAAATGGCCTCGTTGTTCTGGACAAGCTTGGCCGTCGGCTAATTGTGTGAGGTGAGAAAATGGAACTGACTCTGGAGGAGCGTGTAGCGGCACTTGAGCGGAAATTATTAGCCAGAGAAGCGGCAGAAGAACCAACCGAATACTACACCAGCAAATACAGCGGTGAGGAGATCGATGCCCTCCTGGACAAGGTGGCCGCTATGGATGGGGGCGGGACATAATGCTCATCATGACAAATTGGTACATCTGCACCCCGCCTAAATTTTGCCTCGGGTTTGAGGGCGACAATGAGGCCGTAGCCCTCGAAATCTCTACAGACCTCACAGACGAGTGGGCCTTAAAGGTGGATGTGGAGAAGGATGGTCAAAAGAATATTATCCAGCTCCAGCGCGTCGGGCAAGTGTACTCCGCCTTGCTGACGGCCTCCATGCTGGCTGATGACGGCCAGTATTTAATGCAGGTCAGGGGTACCCTCGGGGAACAGGTGCGGCACAGCAACATATTTTACGCAACTGTCCATGACTCCATTAACGCCGTAGACGCTTTCCCACCTCCTCTGCCCTCCGAGTTTGAGCAAATGGAAGAACGTATCACAGAGCTGAACCAGCACCCCCCGAGGCCTGGCCTGGATGGGTTTTGGGAGATTTGGAACCCGGACAGTGGACGGTATGAGGCGTCGGCTATCCCGCTGCCTTCTGGCGGAGGGGGAGGAACTGGTAATGTATCTTCTCAGGAGGTCAACGTCATCAAAGTTTTAGACCGAGCGGAATATGATGAACTTCCACAAAAAGATCCAAGAACCCTGTACCTGATTCGGGGGTGACGATATGCTCAACATTGGAGATATCCCAGTGGCTGAACTATTTTCTGGTGCAGTAGGCGTAAAGACAGCCGCCGTTGGAGATAAAACGATTTATACCAGACCGGGCGGATATTTCTACCTGGAACTTGAAACAGAAAAGGAGAAGTAAGCATGGCAAGTTATTTTAACCTTACACTCGACACAACTGCGCCGTCTGGCCTAACACTAAGCATCAATGACGGTGCCCTATATGCTACCAGCACAGCGGTTAAGCTAACGATCGGAGTTTCGGATGATGTTACCACCGGCTACCAAATGAAGATTTGGGGCATTGACGGTGTAGCGGAGGAATCGTCGGCCAGTTGGGAAACCTTTTCCACTACAAAGAGTGTTAATTTGACTTCCGGTGACGGGCTAAAAACCGTACATATCAAAGTCAGGGACGATGTGGGCAACGAAAGTGCCGCCGTGTCCGACGATATTACCCTCAACACCACTGTACCTGTAGTAACAGTTACCGGCCCGGACAAAAGCAAAATCTCTAAGGTGGAAGGTTATAACAAGTCTAAAATCTCCTTCACCGTGGATGTGGCTTTTGCTGAATACAAAGTGTGCGTAGTGCCAGCAAACTCCAGCACTCAGGATGCCGGTGTGCTCATCCCAACCGACGGTGGCTCTATCAACACCAGCGGGTCTGATGGAGACTATCCTGCGTCTACGCCCATCGAGGTCACCATTACCGGAACTGACCTTGAGACTGCAAGCAGCGGCGACAACGTCAAGATTGTCAAGGTGTTCGTTAAGACTGAGGCGGGCATCTGGAGTGTGGCCTAATGGCCGCGCCAGGGCTAACCTTTTCTGTCTCCGGTAACAAGGTATCAGATGAAGCTGGATTTGATCATATCATTGTAAGATTCCAGTCGGACATCCCATATCAGGCGTTTGAGTGCCGGGCCACAAAAAACGGGGAGAACTACGGCGTGGGGAAAGGGGCTCTTGTGGCCTCCTTCTCCGCGACCCCGGCCAACACAGAACGTAGTTTTGAGGTCTACGACGATTATCTTGTTCACGGGGATGGAGACTACCGCATATCCCTATTTGCGCAGGGAAAGGATGGTAGCTGGAACGATAATTACTATTACATCCCACTGGGCAGTTCGATGTATATCTGCGCTGACGGGAAACCGTATCTCTGCATGAGGGAGTGATAATATGGCGACAACCGAAGGGTACAACGGTGCATACACAGGACAACAAATTGATGCCGCCATTGGGAAAATTAACGACGCCGTCACTGTTCCCGGCGGCGGCACGATGCAGATGGGGGAGAGCCTGGGCGACGGCCCCTACACCATTGAGGTGACAGAAGACGGAGAGGGCGGCGACCTCTCCGCCGAATATGTGGGCTACAGCAACACAGGCAGCGGCCTGGAGGCTACCAACGTACAAGAGGCCATAGACGAGCTGGCGGGGAAGGGCGGAGGCGAATACCTCCCTTTGACTGGCGGGACAATGACGGGTCCGCTCACTTTAAGCGGGCTGCCGACCAGCGAAAACCACGCCGCCAACAAGCAGTATGTGGATGGCTTGGTTGGTGACATCAATGCCATGCTGGATGCCATCAACGGGGAGGTGGTGTGATGTGGGCACTGCTGCGGATAAGCTAACCTATTTACAGGAGACGAAAGAGGCAATTCTGAAAGCAATTGAGGCGCAGGGGGGGACTGTGGCCGCGGGGCTCCCATTTCGTCAATATGCGGGATATATCACGCGCCTCACCCCGCCGAATGCTTTGGCGGTATCGGACGGTGACGTACAGGTTACCTGTAAGCTGGGCCACCCAGTACGGGTAGATGGGCCATTAGCCTACCCAACGGGTAAGACCTACTATCTGTCGCTAGAAGGGGACGGACTCCCTGAGATTGGGAATATGCGCTGCCCTAAAGGGGCGATTCTCTTAATTACCCCTCTATCGGCAGGAGGGAAAATCGCTGTAGAGGGTGGAGCGGAGGCACTTGGCACATCCTCTGATGGCGGCCAGACATACCGAATAACAGGAGATTTTCTGATTTTTAGCTCAGGTGGTATGCACAGCGGCGGGAGCATCAACTAAAGTAGATAACTACACGCACCACCTTCTTGGAGACATAAAAAGCCACCCCCGTCGGAGGGGGTGGCATGGACCAATGAAAGGTGAGGGGGTAAAAATGTTGGTCCGCGAAGTCATTATAGCATCCTGGAAGAGAATAGGCAAGCCTTCTAAGAAAGAGGAAGTGACGAATCAGTATGAAAAGAATCGACTTTGACAAGTACACCACCGCGGTCGCCAGCATCGGCATGTGGCAATGGGTGGAGGTGTAACATGGCTATCGTTGTAAACGGCAAAAAAGTTGCCGGGGTGGGACTGCCTGGCAAAGACGGAGCTCCAGGGGCAGACGGCAAGGATGGTGCACCTGGAAAGTCCGCCTATCAGGCGGCAAAAGAGAGAGGATATACCGGAACCGAAGAGGAGTTTAACACCGCTCTGGCTGGTATGCAAAGTGCTCCATTCCTGCCGCTGGCTGGCGGCACGATGGCAGGGGCGATTACTTTAAGCGGGCCTCCGACGAATGAAAACCACGCCGTCAACAAGCGCTATGTGGACGAGCACGCGGGGGCGAAGGTTATTTTGGGGAGCTATGTGGGAACAGGAAAATCAGGCAAAAGCAACCCTAATCAAATAACCTTAGCCGAACCCTTTAAAATACTCTGTATTTATGGTATGCAATCAAATAATTACTATAAGAGTATCGACGGTTATGGAAATGGCGAGACTTCTAATATTATTCATAGCAGTATTATCCCTACTGAGTATACAAAAGGCATTAGTTTTGGTTTTGGCTACCGTTATTCCTCAAGAGATTCTTACGGTAAAAAATCAACGGATGGAAAAACTTTCAGTTGGTATTTTGACCTTACCACACCTGATGCGACAAGTGAACAACTTAATGCATCTGGAACTGTATATTACTACTACGCCATAGTTTAGAGATAAGAGGTGAATTAAATATGACCATCATCCAAATTGACCCGCTGGAGACCGGCCAGCACCCGATCCAGAGCCAGAGCGGGCGGCGCGCCTGCTGGCTGGATGGCTACATAGAGGTGCCCGCCCACCTCCATGACGCGGTGTGGGCGACCTATGGCTGGTGTGACCTCCAGATTGAGGGGGACAAGCTGGTGGGCATCACGCCTACTGAGCGGCCTCCAGAGCCGGAGCCGGAACCCCAGCCGCCCCTCGCAGAGGACATCACTCTGGACATGCTGGCCGAGCACGAGGCGCGGCTGTGTATGCTGGAGCTGACCACCACCGCCACCATCTAAGAAAGGAGACACTATGACAACCGTATACAATCTCTGCAAGATGCTCATTGACCGGGGCCGCACCGACGGCCTACAGGACAAGATGGATGTCTATCTCGCCGCCGACCGGCTCACCCCGGAGGAGTACCAGGAGCTGGCCGGGCTGCTGGCCCCGGAACAGTAATCAACAGCGGGATCGCTGGATAAAAGGATGTGAATCAAATGAGTAAGATCATTACATATGTCCCGCTCTCGTCCGTGGAGCGGATTGAGCTGAGAGTCACCAACTGCCGCAAGACGCTCTCTCAGGTCAAGGCTGAAACAAAGGCTCATTACGTGCTCAATGGCGGCATGTGGAACCCAGACGGCACCCCCTGCCCGCTGCTCAAGGTGGGTGGGGTAATGCGCTCCGGCACACCATGGAGGACAATGGGCTACGCCTGGGACAAGGGCCCGGACATCCGCATGACATCCGAGTACAGGGGAGCGGCCAACTTTATCGCTGTGACCGCCCTCGTTACCTCCGGTAAGCCGGTGGATAAGCCCTCCTACGGATCAGCCCAGGGAGGCAAGCGGGGGCGCAGCGCCATTGGCCTGCGTGGTGGCAGTCTGGCCCTCTATTGCTCTGGCGATGGGACCGGAGACGCAGCCACGCCGGAAACTCTGCGGGACGAGTTGGCCGGGCTGGGCTGGGCCTCCGCCGTCATGCTGGACGGGGGCGGCTCCAGCCAGTGTGACTTTGGCGGAGAGCGCATCACCGCCAGCCGCAAGGTGCATAACTGGATTTGCGTGTATCTCAAGCAGGCGGAGCAGACACCGCCGGAAGAGGAGGACAAGCCTATGAGCAAGCACACTGTATGCCTTGACCCCGGACACGGGCCGGGCAACGTCAACGGATCCCCGGACGGCACCTACAAAGAGTGGGAGTTTACGTGGGATATGGCACAGCGTGTCAAGCCGCTGCTGGAGGCCAAGGGGGTGGGCGTGGTGCTCACCAAGACCGCGGACAACTACCCCAGCCTGACGGAGCGGGCCAACATCAGCAATAAGGCAACGCCGGACTGCTTTGTGAGCATCCACACCAACGCCGCCGGAGAGGGCGGATGGTCGAGCGCGTCGGGGCTGGAGATCTACACCAGCGCAGGGCCCATGACGGCGAAGCGCAATGCGCTGGCTTCTGAACTGGTCAACGCTTTTCACGCGGCGGGAGTGACACTGCGGAGTGAGCCCATCAAGCACGAGATGTATACCGTGCTCGCCAAGACGGACGCTCCCGCCTGCCTGATTGAGTACGGCTTCCACACCAACAAGGCCGACGTGGAGTACCTCAAAGATACGAAGTACCGGGACAAGCTGGCCGAGGCCACCGCAAAGGGCATCTGTGAGTTCCTGGGCGTAGCATGGCAAGCCGAACCGGGAGCGGACAACTCGGAGGACACCCCGGACGTTTGGGCCGCTGATGCGTGGCAGAAGGCCAAAGACAAGGGCGTACTGGACGGCACCCGTCCCCGCGATAATATGACCCGGCAGGAGCTGGCTGTCGTGCTGGACAGGCTTAATCTGATTTGATGGAGGTACATATCATGGACATTTCTTCTTTGGGTATCACCGGAGTGGCGGTTATCACTGTGATCTGCTTCCTGGTCGGGCAGGTGGTCAAGGCCACTGGACTGGACAATAAGTGGATTCCCATCATCTGCGGTGCGTTTGGCGCGGTGCTTGGCATCCTCGGCATGTTCATCATGCCTGAGTTCCCCGCTTCTGACTATTTGACCGCCGCCGCCGTTGGCATTGTCTCCGGCCTTGCGGCCACTGGTATCAATCAGGTCTATAAGCAGATGAAGGGGGGCTAACCCATGCCCGTCAATGATTGTGAGAACAACTGTACGCTGAAAACCAGGGTGGACAGGCTGGAGAAGGACTTTGAGGCCGAAAAGGAAACCAACTCCCAACGCCATGCGGAATTTTACTCTCGCATTGGCAATTGTGAGCGGGTACAGGCCGTCAGCGGGACCAGGCTGGACACCATCATGGACAAGCTGGACTCTATCGCCCTCGACCTCACCGCCCTGAAAGAGAAGCCGTCCAAGCGGTGGGAGACGGTCGTGGCGGCTATCATTACGGGCGCGATAGGGTATCTTCTGGCTAGTATCGGGATCGGGTAA